TACGGCAACTTCCCCTCGATCTGGTGGCAGTTCCCCTGCAAAACGGGCGACACGGTGACGGTATCGGCGCAGGTGAAATCGGCGGCGTTTGCCAGCTTGACTGGCGACGTGGTATTGGCCGTTGACCCGGCCGGTATTCACGGCACATTGGCAACTCACGCCCCGGCTCTAAGCGATGGCAACTACACAACGGCGACGGCGAACTACACGGCAACATCGACCGGCGGCACCGAAGAGGAAATCTGGGTATCGGCTCGCGTGTATGTGAAGGATTATACGGCGGGCGCGACCGTCAGAGTGAAAGAGTTTTCCGTGTCGGGCGCGAGCCTCGACGGCGGCGACACGGACTGCTGGCGCGCGGCAATCGCTGGGAGCGTGCAACCTGCATGGACTGTGCCGAGCGCGGGCGGCGGCGGTGCACATGTGATCGGATCAGGAGTCATACAGTGAGCTACCAGCCGGGCGACAACTACTACAAACAATTCACCACGCAGGCATTCAACAGCGGCATTGCGACGGACGCCGATACGCTGCCCGTCGCGACCGTCACGAAAAATGGCGTAGACGATGGCTCCTCGCCCACGGGTTGGGACAACACGCTGACCGTCACGAAGCTCGCGACCGGCCGCTACAAAGTCACAGGCGCGATCCCCGACGATTACGCCGACGGCGATCACGTCGAGATCACGATCGCGGCTACTGTCGGCGGTGTCGCGGCGAAGGCGTCCATCGATAGTTTTCGGATCGACACGAGTCGACTGAGCGACCTCGCGACGAGCATCGTCGAGCTGAACGACTTGGACTCCGACGCTGTGCAGGCCGCGGCCGCCGCCGCGCTATCCGATTACGATGGCCCGACAAAAACCGAGATGGACGCACGTATCGACGCGGTAGATTCGGCAATCGCGGCGCTCAACGACATCTCGGCGGCCGTAGTCGAGCAGGCCGCGCAAGATGGAGCACAAGCCGCAATCGATGCGGCCGGACTGCTCACCGCTGAAGTGCTGGAGGGGCTGGCCAGCTACCGGCAGTTGCGGGCTTTCGCACGCGGCAAGGTCGTGATCGACACGACGGCGGGCACGTGGACGTTCTACGACACCGACAACACTACGGTGCTCTACACTCTGGCCGTTACGGCGGTCGGAAGGACGGTGAGTTGATGGGCGTAGCGCTCGCTGATTACGTCGCAACCCTCACCGGCGGTTTCTGGCGCTCGACCGCCTGGGCGCCGATAGCCGACGAGAGCACTATCGCGAACGTAGCCGCCGCAATCGCGGTGGGCTTGAATGAGGAATCGTTCTCGCGTGAGTTCGAGGCGATCGTGACGTACCAGCCACAGGTTGAATTGCGCGACTTGGAAGATTTGCGTGTGAGCGTGGTACCTGGCGGCAGTGACATTGTGCGGGTGACACGGGCACATCAATACGAGCGGCTGACGGTAGAGATCGGCTTGCAACAGCGGGTCGAGACCGATGCGGAAATCGGGCGGCTGATGCGCCTTGGCGACGAAATACTCGCGTGGATCGAGCGGACGCGCACCTTTGCCGACGCCCGCGTAATCGACGTGGCAAAGGCCCCGCAGTATTCCGCCGAGCACATCACCATTCGCGCGTGCACCGTGTTGATTACCGTGTCGCTGATTGCGGAGTTGGGCGAATGATCGGGTTCAACGTGAAGTTCGAGTTCAAGGAAGAGGCCGTGCTCAAGCGCGCCAAGAAAACGCGCCATGCAAAGTTGCGCAGATTTGGTGCATTCGTGCGGCAGACAGCAAAGACCTCGATGCGGCGGCGGAAGAAAAGCTCGGCGCCCGGCCAGCCGCCCTCCGCACACGCCGGCCACCTTCGCGATCTGATGTATTTCGCGGTTGCCCCAGACGCGCGGAATGTGGTCATCGGGCCCGTGGCGTTCCATCGCGGCGAAGTGCCGCGCCTGCTCGAAGAGGGCGGTTATGCGACGATGACGAAGTACACGCGGTGGTCGGATGAGCCGTACGATGTAGTCGTACACATTAAGCCGCGGCCGTTCATGGCTCCGGCATTTCAATCGGAACTGGCAAAGCTGCCGCCGCAATGGCGAGACAGCATTAGAACATGAGGAGATGGCAACATGGCGACGACGTATTATTTCGGTATCGATGCGAAACTGTACTACGGCGACGCGGGCGATCCGCTGGCTAGCCTGGCGGTGGCGAACAATGTCCGCGACCTGACCGGCACAATGGATGCGACCGAGGCGGATGTGACGACTCGCGCAAATAGCGGCTGGTCGGCTACCGCGCAGGGCCTGCGTTCGCTCACCCTCGAATGGGGGATGGAGTGGTTGCCGGATGACACCGCGATGCTCGCCATTCGCGATGCGTTTCTCGATGGGACGCAGATCGAATTGTGCGCGCTCGACGGGCTGGCGGCAACTGTCGGGTCGCAAGGCCCCAAGGGCTCGTTCTCGATCACGCGGTTCAACCGCACCGAGTCGAATGCTGAATCGATCAAGGTTGATGTCACCGCGAAACTCACGGAATGGGACGAGTGGGTCGAGGTCGAGGCCGGATCGTAATCGCCTGCTTTGAGAAGGAGATGGTATGAAATCGTTCACGGATGCGCAGGGCCGGGCGTGGAGCATACGACTCACGCTCGGCTCGGCGAAGCTCGTGCGGGACAAGCTCGGCGTGGATTTGTTGCAGCCGGAATCGGGCGACCCGCCATTGCTCACTCGAATCGGCACTGATGAAGTGCTGTTGGGCGAGGTGCTGTGTGCTCTGCTGGAAGATCAGTTCGAGGCGCACAAAGTGACGGAGGACGATGTGCGGGCCGGGTTCGACGGCCGCACCCTGCTGGCGGCACAGGATGCGTTTTACGCGGAGCTCGTGGATTTTTTCCAGAGCCGCGGCCGCAACGACAGGGCCAGGGCGGTCGCGAAACAACAGGCGATACTGGCCGCCGCGAGCGTCGCGGCAGAGACGCGGATCGAGAAGATGGATGTCGAGGAGACAGTCCGCCATGCGATGGAAACATCTGGCGGGACATCTATCGAATCGCCGGGGCCGTCGGGCGAGACTGCGACGGGCTTACATTACGGGAGTTGATGTGGGTTGCCGAGGGTCGCGGCCGCGACCAATGGGCGCATACCTCGACGATCCTCGCGATGATCGCCAATGCGAATCGCGACCCGAAGCACAGCCGCGCCTATGTGCCGGATGATTTCAACCCGCACGTAGACCAGGCCCGCCAGGTGAGCGGCGATATTCGCGAGTTCAAGAGGATGTGCAAGGGCATGCGGAGATAAGAGATGGCTGTCACCGCTGGGGCAATCAAAGCCGGTCGCGCGTTCGTCGAGCTATTCACCGAGGATAGCAAGCTCGTGCGGGGGCTGCGGCGTGCACATCAGCGGGTTCAGCAGTGGGGCGCCAGCGTCCGGCGTATCGGTATGCAGGTGGCCGGGCTGGGTGCGCTGATCGCGGCGCCGCTGATCGGTGCAGCGAAAGTGTTCGCATCGACCGGCGACAACGTCGCTAAGATGGCGCGGCGGACGGGCGTATCCGTCGAGGCATTGAGCGCGCTGTCGTTCGCCGCGACACGATCTGGCACTTCGCTTGAGGCATTGGAAAACGGGCTGCGCCGGATGCAGCGCACGATTTACGATGCAGGCCGTGGCCTGTCCACCGCGGTCGATGGCCTGGCCGACCTGGGCATGACGGTGAAAGACCTCGATGGCCTCTCGCCTGAAGAGCAGTTTTCCAAGATCGCTGAAGCAATCAGCAAAATCGGCGACCCGACGAAACGGGCCGCGCTGGCGATGGTGCTGTTTGGCCGGAGCGGCACGGCGTTGCTCCCGATGTTTGAGAATGGTGCGGCGGGTCTGGCCGCATTTGCTGACGCGGCGAAACGACTCGGCCTGATTATCAGCACAGAGGACGCAACGGCCGCCGAGCAGCTCACAGACGCACTCGGCGATCTGTGGGCGAGCGTGAAAATGATTGCGTTCGCCGTTGGGGCCTCGCTCGCACCTCTGCTGCAAACGGTTGCCGAGCGGCTTACTCGCGTGACTGCTTGGGTCATCGAGTGGACACGCCGGAACCGGCAGGTGTTCGTGACGATCCTCAAAGTCGCGGCGGCGGTGGCTGCAGTCGGCGTGGCGCTGATCGCGCTGAGTGTGCTGATCAATGGCATCGGGTTCGTGATGGGCGCGCTGATTTCGGTAGTCACCACAATCGGGGCGGCGTTTTCTGCCATCGGCTCGATATTGGCGTTGTTGCTCACGCCGATTGGCGCGGTCATCGCGGCGGTGGTGGCGCTGGGCGCGTATCTCATTTACGCGAG